TTATTCTTGGTTGCTTCTGTTCTTTTCCCTCGCCTTATGCACAACCCATTCAAAATGTTTAACGATTTCCTCGATCTCTTCTTCAGAAAGTTGCTTCCATTTCTCGATGTCAAAAAAGCCCATTTGCTCGATGCCATATTCTTTGATGAGCTGATTAATTCTCGCCAGCGTGCCTAATTCCTCATTGTCGCTCCCTGGCGGATTCGGATCATCCGTGCGACCGAGTAGGTAGTCGGTGGTGACGTTGAAAAAATCGGCGAGTTGTTTAACAAACTCGAACGATGGTTCACGTTCGTCACGTTCATACATACCTATTGTGCTTTCGCCAACATTAAAACGATCGGCTAAGTCCTTCTGAGTTAAGTTTCTTCTTTTTCTCAAAAAACGCAATCTTTTTCCAAAAGTCATATATGCTCACCTACTCTTAAATTTTAACACATAATGTGTTAAATGAAACACAATAATGAAAAGAACACAAAAAGTGTTGACAACACATAATGTGTTGTTTATTATTTTAAGTAAGAACACAAAATGTGCAGTTCCTAGAGGTGATACAACAATGAATAAAGAAAAAATTGCTGAGACTTTAGTAAATCTTCGTGGCAATCGCTCCAGAGAAGAAGTTGCTAAATCTCTTGGTATAAGCGTTAGTGCTTTGCAAATGTATGAAAACGGACAAAGAATTCCTAAAGATGAGATCAAATTAAAAATTGCTCGTTATTATGGCGTTTCTGTTGAGTCAATTTTTTTTAGTTAAAACAGCACAATTTGTGTTCTTTTGTTGTTGCTCTTTGACAATCTAATCCACAATCAATCCACAGGAGGTGAATGAAATGTCATCAAGCACTACTTTCCCCACGCATACACATGAACAAAGGGGGAATGCGGGCATGAAGGAATTCAAATACGGCAACACAACTGTTATTATTCACTCCCCGTTAGTACTTATGAGTGCTGACGAACGAAAAGAATGGTTTCAGAAAGAATGGGAAAAAGGCAATCCAGTCTTGAAACAAATCGCAAAAGCGGTGATGGACTGCTACGTGAAAGAATCGAGTTCTTAAATCTAACATAACACGAATGTTTAGCGATAAATGGTAGAAGGGGGAGAACCAACCATGAAACGTGGTAGAGCGGCCGATGCGGTGAAAGCGGCGCGGCAGGCGACAGGGATGACACAACAACAACTTTCGTTTGAAATCTATGAATCTCGCGAAGCAGTTTCGCAGCAAGAAAATGGGCGGTATCGAGTGCAACCAAATATCTCGAAATACTTTGCTGAAAAGCACAACAATCCATGGGTAGCGTTGGAGGCAGCAGCGGAGTACACAGGATGGGGGCCAGTCAAGCTGGACGGTGAGGTGGTCGATCTTCATCGAGCAAGCGTGGCGATGAAAACAAAAGAGGAACTAACCGAAGCGCTACAAGCGATCGAAAATGTATGTGTAGCGAACCATCCTCGAGCGATTAGGGAGTACGACAAACAGCACTTGGAAGAAGCGATTTTACAAGCGATTGATGCAATTGTAGCGCTCACGCAATACGTTGCAGTTATATGTGTCGATTACGGATTTTCGTGGCTCAAAATGTGGCAAAAACACCGTACGAAATTGCAGACGAAAGGATTTATTCGAAAATAGGGGAGGAAAAGAAGTTGGATCATGCGATTGATAGCTTAAAAACGTTTTTGGCAGCCGAATTGGAGTGGTTGCGTGAAGAATGGCGAGACGGAAAAGGAGGATACAAAAAACTCTCTGATTGCCCAAGTTACAGAGTACGTGGAGCAATATAAATGTCCATCTGTAAAAGAGTTAATTTAAGGAGGGAAGAACAATGAGTTTTTGTCTAACAGCAAGCCGTTTAATGAAAGCAAGCGAGGTAAAAAAGTTATGCGCAGAATTGCGTAATGATCCAGCGTTGCTACTAGCGTTAGAACTTACAGCAAAACAAGAGTGGTACAAAAGAAAAATGGCCAGTGCGCCAACACTAGCCATCGCTCAATAAATAATCAACCTTTGATCTAATCATATTCTAGCATAAACGATTTGCGAAAGGAAGGGCAAGCTCATGCTTGCCGATTGGAGTACAAGCGGGTTTCTCCCCCGACCCGAATATGCTTGTACTTCAATCGGTGCGTATGCACACTAGACCGAGCGAGAGCGGGCGAAGATCCAGAAGGGGAGCCGCGCCACAATACATGTACGGTCATCGCCACGACGTCTAGAAATCCATTTTGAGGAGGAAGAGGTTATGCAAGATACGCTCTTTTTGCAAGAAGCGGATTTATTGCAGAAAGCATCGCGGTGCATCGAGTACATACAAGAATCGCTTCAAAACCGCGACTACGAAACAGCAAAAATTGAAATGTTGGAGTTCCGTTTTTTATTAGACGAACTGCAAGCAATCGAACAAAAGAAATTACGTCGCGCACAGCTGTTCGAAATTGTCGACGACATGAAAAAACGAGGCATTCAAATCGACTTTGTATCGCGGATGTTGGGGTGATGGTATGACGCGGGAAGAGAAAAAACAAATTCGTTTGCAAATCTTGCAATTGCTAGACAAGTGTACAGGATGCAAAGAACGGCATCACGGTACACAAAGCGTATGCATCATAAGTTGTCCGATCGGCAAGCAAATGCAACAGCTGTCGATGTTGTTAGCTAAAGAAAGCCCTCGCGTAAAAAGAGGTAAATGGACCGAAGAAGAAGAGTTTTATTTATGGCAACATAAAGATATTTTCGATGTCTCAGAGCTTGCAGCTCGCTTGGAACGAAGCGAAGTATCCGTATATTCGAAGTTGCGCCAGCTTGAGAAAAAGAACGCTGTGCTTTGCTAGGAAGGAGGATATGAAGCAACCACTACATTGTATGCTTCATGATCGCAAATATGCTATTCGAAGTAGAATTCGCAGAAAAGAAGAACGGCTATTTCGAAACGATCCATACGGCACTCATTCACGCGCTCACTGTGTCCGAGTGCCGCCAAATCGCATTTGAAATAGCCGATCAGCTAGGAAAGGGTGATATACAGGTTTTTATTTCAGACTTCTAGGCTCATTATGCCAGAACATAATACGAAAATCAAGGGAGGAAGGAGATATACATGGCAACAAGACTTCTTTTGGATGAAGAGCCGTTAGTGATTTTACCATCATTAGCGGCTACGATCGGCTTAAATGAAAGCATTGTTTTGCAGCAGTTGCACTACTGGCTTGAGCGTAGCAATCACATTCACGAAGGGCATAAGTGGGTATACAACACATATGAGGAGTGGCAAGAACAATTCCCATTCTGGTCAGAAAGCACGATTCGTCGCATTATTACGAAGTTGGAAAAGCAAGGACTCATCATTGCAGGGAATTTCAATCGCTCCAAGATCGACAAAACGAAATGGTATCGGATCGATTATGACAAATTGGCTGAACTTGAAAACCCAGTTTATGAAGTAAGTGCGACTGTTCAAAATGACATCTCGACTGCTCAAAATGAACAGACGACTGATGAAATCGACAGTCCATCTGGTCAAAATGAACAGTCCATATGTTCAAATTGGACAGACGAAGCGCTCAATTTGAACAGACCAATACCAGAGAATACTACAGAGATTACTACAGAGAAAAAAGAAGAAGTAGAAGAAGACGCGCGCGTGCGCGAAGAGAATCCGTTCGCCTTTTTTGAACAAAACGGCTTTGGTGCAATCGGAAGCTACATAAGCGAAAAAATCTCAACATGGATCGACGACACATCCGAAGCGCTAGTTTTAGAAGCGATGAAAATTGCAGTAGAAAATGGCGTCAAGACGTGGAAATACGTTGAAACCATTTTGCGAGACTGGTTTGAAAAGGGCTATCAAACCGTTGAACAAGTGCATGCAGCGCAAAAAGCATTTAAAGAGCAGCAATCCAAGAAGCGTAATGGTTCTAGCACGAATGGGAAAAAAGCTGTTCGAACGGAAATCATTCCAGACTGGCTTAACACCGATTATTCGCAATATGAACAAAAAGCCGAGACGGATCAAGAAGCGCTCGAACGCAAACGGCGTGAGCTAGAAGAACGACTGAAAAAATATCGCAATGACTAGGTGATCGTCATGCCGTACCCGATTTGGATTCGCTTAGAGTATCGAAATGACGTTGGGCGAATCGTTGGTTTCACCGGAAGTATTCAATCCGAAACAGCGTTACGTGATGTATTAGAGCGATACGAGATTACTAGAGAACGACTTGTGTCGCTTGAAATCAACGGCAAGCCATATTCGCCGTCAAAACTTGATCGCTTTTTGCGGAGGTGAAGCAGTTGCTTTTGCTCAAACATGTATTGATTCAGCGTCTACGGCGAAAGGGCGTTTTTGTTGCAACAGATGGGCGAGCGCTATCGAAATTGACGTTAGAAGAAATTCAACGGGAATACGAGCGAACGGAGGGTGAATGTAATGAACTGGTCAAAAGCAACGATGAAGCAATTACTCATCATCCTTCACTTTGAAGATTGCCCTGCCTGCTATAAACAAATGGCGCTAAAAGAAATACAAAAACGATTGGAGGATTTACGATGAGTCGTAAGTCGCTACATGGTCCAGTTGTTGTCAGTTACTTAACACAAGAAGAGTTAGAGGCGTACCGGAACCGTCATCGCAAAAAATATTACGACGAAGACAATCGACGAATCATCGACTGGCGTTGGCCGCACACCAGAAAGAAAAGGGGAGCGAAATAATGGATTTATCCAAGCTTTTTGAGATGCAGCGGAAACTGGATGAGCGGATCGAAAAACAACATCCTCGGCAACAGGGCGACAGAAGAATTTACTCTAAATTGCTCGCCTTACTTGTAGAGATCGGGGAGCTGGCAAACGAAACTCGATGCTTTAAGTTTTGGAGTAACAAAGGACCCTCATCGAAAGAGAAAATCCTTGAAGAAGGTGCAGATGTATTGCATTTTCTCTTGTCGATTGGCAACGAGATTAATGTTAAATCGTCAGTTGAAATTATCCCAATCACAAAAACGTCGCTCGATGCACAATTTTTAGCGTTATACGACCAAGCAAGACTAGCGAACATTAAAGAGCAATGGGAATGGACGTTCAATCTCTACGTCGGATTGATGGAAACGCTCGGCTTCACTTGGAATGAGGTTGAAGAAGCATATATGCGTAAAAACGCAGTCAATCATCACCGCCAGGAAAGTGGGTATTGAGATGGATGCAAAGCATTGGATGGAAGAACTAAACAAGAATCAAATACTTCGCAACGTACAAAAATTGCTCGAAACACAAACCGAAAAGGGAATTGAAAAATACGGAACAACCGTCAACCCAAGTGACTACACATTGGTCGGCTGGCTGGAACACTTGCAGCAGGAAATGATCGATGCCATCGTATATTGCGAGGTGCTGAAATTCAAATATTCGCACTTAATTGCGGTTGAAAAGCTAAATTCGGACGTGAATGCTGAATGAAACGTCGTAAGCGTAAAGCGAAGTGGTATTTGTTATATCGTAAAGAAAATGACGATGCGGTTTATGTATATGAACCGTTGCGCAAGTATGAGCTACAAAGCAGACTTCGACGCGGATGGAAAGTGATTGGATAAAACAAAAAAGCCGGGATTCCTCCCGACAGCCTAACTTCATTATACAACATGGAGGGATTCCGGTGAGTAAAAGAGCACAAGAATTGCAGATTGATATAGATAACATGACCATTTCGCATCCCGTCGTACCTGGAAAAGTGCTTGTGATCGTCATTGACGGCGTGCAGGGGAAAGCAAAAGTAGCGGAAGCCGTCGAGCACGGTTTTACGATCGTTGAAACAGCGAAGGGAAAAACCGCGAGAATCAAATTCGAGGAAAGCGAGTTGTTTTAAGTGAAAATAGCAGTTCATGTGTATGAATGCAGGAGTTGTGAAGTGGTGTTTGCAGTTTCGCAAGACTTTGAAGAACAACATCTTGTGCAATGTCCAATTTGTAAGACGGACAGGGCGATTCAAGAAGTATCGTCTGGAGAATTGCACATACAACGGAAACAGGCATTATTTGTCGTTCCAGAGGGGCAAACAAACATTTATGAGTTCTTGGGGTGATCAAGTTGCTTACATTGCCATCGATTTCCGAAGACGATGTATTGGAGCTAAAGGATTACATCAGTTTTTCCGAAAGTGCATTTGGATCCCCAAAGAGCGAATCTTTGCGTCAGTTTTTTAGCTTTCTATACAACAAATACGAAGAAATTGAAGCCGAGCGATGGCGCAACGATCCACAAAACTGGGGTGCATACAGCAAATGGCCACGTGAAGATGACTTGCCGTTTTAGGAGTGGTGACAATGGGAAAACATGGAGATAAGGTTGAAGTTAGTTTCAATATTCAACTTCCTGTTAATGTGTGTAGTAAATGTTATGCAGAATTCATTTTATTTTATGTATCTTCTAATGAGGTGTGGGAACAATTAGCGAATGGATTTGGAATGCTTCATTGCCCTTACTGTGGAGAAAAAATGGGGTGGGAAAAGTGAGATTGCGAAAAGTATACAACTGTCTTTTTGAGAATGAAGCAGAGCAGGAACTTCTGTACGTGCATGGGGAAGACTTCGATGGAAACATTATTTATGAATATTGTGATGGAACGTTTCAATTGCATAAAATGACGAAATATCAACTGACTGAAAAGTATAGTAGAGTATGGATTTCTCCATCAAAAGAAGATTTGTAGCATGAGGTGAAACAAAGTGGAACATGATTTAAAAGTGTTAAGACAGTATTACGACAAGGTGCTAATCAACGAATATTACTCGACACCTGAAATTGATCCAGACATCGCAAACAAAATTGTCGGCGGTCTGATTTTATACATGAACATCGCTGAAAAACAACAAGCAAAGATCGAGAGGTACGAAAATGCGCTAAAAGAAGTGATTCAAGCTGTTTGGGACGCAAAGCGATTCACACAAGAATTCAACGATATGGTTGGTTTCGATTTCTTTGAAGATTGAGTGAGGTGACAAGAAATGAATCAATTAGTTTTCATTGATAATGGTCGCGCTGTTACGGATAGCTTAACGGTAGCGGATTGTTTCGGAAAACGACATGCAGACGTTTTACGAGATATCGAAGTACAGATCGAGAAACTTAATCAAGCTGGCGAGAGAGAATGGGGGTTGAGCAACTTTGCGCAGACCCATTACCAGCATCCTCAAAACAAGCAGTTTTATCGTAAATACTTGCTAACAGAAGATGCATTCGCTTTGGTGGCTATGAGCTATGTGACTCCAGAAGCGATGAAGATGAAGGTGAAATTCATTCAAGAATTTAAGCGAATGAAAGAACAGTTGCTTGTACTAAATGCGCCGTCATATATGATTGAAGATCCAATCAAGCGAGCAGAGCGATGGATTGAAGAGCAACGAGAAAAGCAAGCGCTGGAACAAAAACTTGCTTTGGCACAACCGAAAATTGAGCAACACGATCGGTTTCTTAGTGGTGAAAATTATCAGAAGGTTGGAGAGGTTGCGAAAATTCTCGGATATGGCCGCAATAACTTTTTCAAGAAGCTACGGCAAATGGGCTTACTGATGAACGATAATACACCTTATCAAAAGTACATTGACAGAGGTTACTTTGTTGTTAAGGAAAAGCCGATTCAAATGGGAGACCAAGTTATTAATAAGCCGCAAACGTATATTACGGCAAAAGGAATTGCATACATTGATAAGCTTTTACATCATCAGCCAGCTTGATATAATGGAATTAAAACCAAATATGTCCAAGACCGAGAGCGTGAGGACACCGATTGTACAGAGTAAGGCTATTTCTGTATGATTGGTGTCCTTTTTGTTTGATTAGAAAAATGAAAGGGAGAGGAACAATGCGAACAATCCAGCAAGAATTAAAGAAATGGATGAAAGTCAATAAAGTTCAGCAACGCCAAAATAAACGCAAGAAAGCGCGTAAAAAGAAACGAGGGAAAGAGCGGCTGACGGAGCGAGATATTAAAGAACTAATGGGCGTTGGTCGTCCTGTTTATAGACGCAGCAAGGGTGGAGCATTTCGCCAACGATAATCACTATTTCGGAGGTTGAGAAGATGGACTTTATGCTACCTGAAATCGACAGAAAAGCGACGAAAAAAGCGGTTGAAGCGGCGCTCGAAAAATATCGCATTTTCTTGCTGACATTGAAACTAGACCAGCTACCAAAGGTGACTCAACATTACTCGCTCGTTCCTGCAAAAACAAATCAGTTCCACTCCTCAACCGAAGAAATGGCCATTCGCAACGCAGATTACGAGCGGGAGCGTGCGGAGTACATTCAGCGCATCGTTGAGGCTGTGAACCGTTTAGATTACTGGGAGCGAGCAATCATTATTCAGCGATACATGACTGGAGAAGAAGTGTTTGATTATGCTGTTTACAACGAGCTAGGGATGAGCCACAGAAATTATTATCGTTTGAAGTCCAGAGCATTTTACAAATTAGCTTTTGCCCTTGAAATAGAAGTGTATCGAAAAAGAAGGAGGGACGAGCCATGAACTTTGTTCAACCGATTAGGGATCCAGAAAAGATCGCGGCGATGAAAAGGTATTTGTTACAAAGAAGCAAGCGCAATTATATTTTGTTCGTTATCGGAATTAACACAGGCTTGCGTATATCGGACATATTGCAGCTGAAGAAGGAAGATTTGCTTCAAACGCATTTGAAGTTGCGGGAAAAGAAAACAAGGAAGGAAAAGCGGATTCGTATTCCGCCTGCAATACGGAAAGAGTTGATTGAGTACGCAAAAACGCTGAAGGATGGCGAATATGCTTTCCGAAGTCGGCAAGGCGGTAACCGCCCTATTGATCGTTCAACAGCGTATCGTATTTTGCGTGAGGCAGCTGAGTACGTGTCGCTGGATGAAGTGGGCACGCATACGCTTAGAAAGACGTTCGGATATCACTTTTACCAACAAACGAAAGACGTTGCCATGCTTCAAGAACTGTTTAACCATTCGAGTCCACATATCACCTTAAAGTATATCGGTGTCAACCAAGACGCTATGGACAAGGCGATGATGAAATACAAGATATGATTTTTCTTTTTTTGGCTATAAGCACAACATAAAAAAACGTGGTGTGCACTCGTTTTGAAAAATGGGATGAAGCTAGAAATATCAAGGGATTTCGTCATTAGGCGAGTGCATCAGTCTGTAAATTGAAGTGAAGTCATGACAGAGAAAGGGGAAATCGGAATGTTGGTCGATGAAGCAAGAGAACGAATCAAATACCTGCAGGAATACATCAGAAAAATAGAGAGCTATCGGCCGGCGACGATGCAAGAAGAAGCGGTTTATTTGTACGTCCAGCTCGAAAGCGTCACGAAGGTAGTACAGGAACTAAACAAAAAGGGATACCGAATCGGGAACCGAAAGCTCACAACGGTGGATGTGTCAAACATCATTCGCGGTAAACCGAAAGACGAAATGCACGAAATGGCCAAGCTGATGTTTATGAAGAACAGGAAGCGGGGAAGCCGGTATTGGTGATAAGGTGATGGCACAATCGTGGCACAATTTTGGCACAATCATGGCACAGCGTTTTCGTTTAGAGGTGTTATGATGATAACGTGAAAGACTTTGGTTGAAGCGGGACGCCACTACATTTGGGGTGGCGATTATTATTTTTTTGTCGATATTTGACGAATGAATGTTGTAGGAATATGCCTCCTTTTGTCGAACGGAGTAGGTGGAAGGAGGAGAATGCGCATGACTGAAAAAGAAATCAAGTTACTAGAAATGGTTAAAGACCATGCAAATATGTTTTACGATGGGCATTTTGTGTTAATGAAATTTACTGGTAATTGGAGAGCATGCTTTGGAACACCTTCGGGAGATTGTAGAGCGCAGATAGAACAGATGGTTGAAGGTAAAACCCTTGAGGAATGTCTGTCAAAACTATTAGAAAAACCAACATCAGCTTACGATTTTAATTATTGAATAAGCACCATGACAGGTGCTTTTTTATTTTGTGAAAGGAGATGATACACATGCAAATCATTCGAGAAACGGCTACGCATATTCAAAAGTGGGATTCAGAAAGCAAGCGAGTCGTAATGGAGCGAAAAGAAGAGATGGCAGAGAAGAAACAGGCACAAAAAACAGCGGTTAAAAGCAAAGTAGCTGATAAATGATGCGGTATTGCAACTATAACGGCTGTAATCGTCGCATTGTTCGTGGTTTGTATTGCGATGAACATAAGCCAAAGCGAAAGCACCAGTCGAAAAACAAACCGTTCTACCGGTCGCCGGAGTGGCAGCGAATGCGTGAGTACATTTATGAACGTGATGGAGGTTGCTGCAAAGAATGTGGTCGATTTGTATTTGGGCGGCAGGCGCACATTCATCATATTGTACCGATAAGTGAAAATCCTTCTCTTAAACTCGATCCTAACAATCTCATTTTACTTTGTGAGTCGTGTCATAAGAAAGTTGAGGAAGGGAGTCGGAAGTGGGAAGAACGACCGTATTTCTTTTGTTGATATAATGTATATTTATTACACTTAGCCCCCCTACCCATGATTTTTGGTAGGTTGTGGGAAAAAGACCGCGGCCGGCCGTAAACGTACGCCAAAATGAAATTTTTAAAGGGGGTGTGAAATTTGGATAAGAAAATAAAAGCGTCACTAACCAAAAAACGAAAAAAGGAACGGGAGCGGATTGTTGGTTTACTCAAAGAAAATGGTACCTATAACAAGTCACTTGAACCGTTGCTAGAGCTGTACTTAGATGCCTATATGGTTTATTCGCAAGTGTATGAAAAGTGGCAAGAGGAAGGATTTCCTGCGACAAAATCGCATACAAACAAGGCTGGTGCGACAAATGAAATGAAACATCCACTTGCTCAGCAAACGGCCGATTGGAATACGAAAATGAGCAAGTTGTTGGAACAGTTAGGTTTGACACCAAAAACACAAAAACAGATTACTGGAGAAGTGGCAAACGCCACAACAGACGCTTTTCAAGCATTTGCGAATAAATGGGACTGATGTTTTATGATTGAGCGTGGTTTGAATTATGCAGACCAGTTTGCAAAGAAGGTGAAACGAAACAGAAAGAAGTATCCGCAAACTGTTCAGAAAGCTGTTGAGCGTTATGAACGTTGGAAAAAGCGAAAAGATATTTGGCTTGATTTAGATGCTGCCAATCGGGCAATGGATTTCATGGAAACGTTTTGCATTTATGCAGAAGGGGAAGTTGCTGGGCGGCATTATGAGTTAAAAGATTGGCAACGGTTTGCGTTCACAAACATTTACGGATGGAAAAAGAAAGACGATAACGGTCAAGATGTGCGAGTGATTCGTACAAGCTATATTCAAGTTCCGCGGAAAAATGAAAAAACAACGATTGCAGCCGGTGCAGCAACCTATGCGTTATATGCAGACGGTGAGTTTGGTGCTGAATGTTATACTGCTGCGGTAGATAAAGAACAGGCGAACATATCTGCGAAAAAAATAGCGATTACGATTGAAAATAGCCCCGACTTGAATCAGCGAACACAAATTTACAAGGGACCAAAAGGCGGCGTAAATGCGATCGTTTACTCTTTTACGGTCAATGGCAAGAAGTTTAAAAATACTTTGCAGCCACTGTCTAGGGAAACGAAAGGACTTGATGGGAAAAATCCTCATTTTGTTCTTTTAGATGAGGTACATGCGCAAGGAAATGCGGATATGTACGATGTTTTAAAGTCTGGTATGGGGGCAAGACGACAGCCGTTAATGATGATCGTTTCGACAGCTGGCAAAGGTACAACGTCTGTTGGATTGCAAATTTATGATTACTGTAAAAAGATTTTGAATGGTGAGATTGACGATGATTCTTGGTTTGTACTCATTTACGAGCCAGATAAGGGTGATCGATGGGATGATCCTACAGTTTGGGCGAAGGTGAATCCAAACTACGGGATTTCGGTGAAAAAAGACTATTTGATGAATCAGTTTAAAGAGGCGCAAGTGTCGGCGGAACGAAAAGACGAATTTTTAGCAAAGCATTTAAACATTTTTGTTCGTTCCAGTGGTACTTATTTTGAAAGAGATATTGTTGAAAGATGTTTAGTCAACGACTTAGGTGATTTAACAGGCATGACGTGCGTGGTCGGTTTGGACTTATCGAAAACAACCGACTTAACGTGTGTGAGTTTAAACTTCCCTGTTGTGGACGAAAGCGGAAAAGCAAAATTGAAAGTAAAACAAATGTATTTCATTCCATCTGAAGGGCTAGAAGCTCGGGAAAAGATGGAGAACATCCCTTATCGTCACTTAGTGGAACGTGGTTTTGTGACATTGTGCGAGGGAAAAACGATCGATTACGATACGGTATTTGAGTACATTAAGGAACAATCGCAAATGTATGATATTAAACAAATTAACTATGACCCAGCGCATGCGGTCAAGTTAGTTGAAAAACTAGAGATGGAAGGGTTTGATTGTGTAGAAGTGCGACAGTATCCTTCTACACTCAATGCACCTTTCGATGATTTAGAAATTTTAATGTATGAGGGGCGCGTCGAAACCGATAATCCATTATTGATTTATTGTACGGAAAACGTCGTTGCTTTTATCAATACACAAGGGCTCAAAGCACCGTCGAAAAAGCAAAGTCAGTACAAAATTGATGGCTTTGTGGCCATGCTGACAGCCCATAAGGAAACGATGAATATGATGATGGACGTTAGCGAAGAAGAATATATGGCAATGATCGAAGTGCTTTATAAGCGGTAAAGGAGGTGATGATGATTGGGAGTATGGCAGCGGCTTGCTGGGTGGTTTAAACGTTCTAAGTTCAATGTTTTCAGCAACTTTTACTGGAACTACGGCGGTTATGTGACCGACGAAAACATCCTTCAATCCTCTGATATTTATAATTTGATGAAACTAATCAGTGACCAAATTGCGCTCACTGATTTTTTTATTGAGGACGAGGCAGGAAATGACGTTAATGACCCATATACGTTGCGAATTTTGCGCAATCCGAATCAATATTTGACTGAATTTGAAATGAAAAAGCTTATCGTCAACACGCTTTTAATACGTGGAAAAGTCTACATTTTCAAAAACGAAAATGAATGGCACGTATTAAACGGTGTCTACTCCGAATTGTTAGAGGACGGAAGCAAAATTTACAGTGTTGGTGGTGTTCAAATCCCTGCGGAAATGATTGTTCACGTCAAAAATATTGGGACAAATCATTTAGACGGTGTAGGATTGTTAGATTTAGCACGTCAAACGCTTGAAGGTGTCATGAATGCGGAAAACAGTTTAACAGACAAGTATCGAAAAGGCGGCTTGCTTGCGTATTTGCTGAAATTGGATACGCATATTGCACCGAATAACCAAGCGCAAAATGCAATGATTATGGCCATTCTTGACAAGTTAGAACAGACTGGGCAAGGAAATAAAATTCAGTTAATCCCACTTAGCAAAGGTTTTGAGATTGAAGCGTTACAAAGCCCGGTAGATGACGAGAAAATCCTTAAATATCTTTCAGTATACAAAAAAGACTTAGGAAAATTTTTCGGTGTGGACTTGGAACATTTACTCGAGTTGCAAAAGACGGATATGGAGCAATTCATGATGATGCTTTATACGACCGTACTACGTCCGATTATAAAAAACCTAGAGCAGCACTTGTCAAAGTTATTTTTCCCTCAAGGCGGGCGCCGGATTCGCTTCAAGATTAATCCATTAGATTATGTGACAATGAAAACGAAAACGGATATTGCTTACAACTTAGTGCGAACGTCTATTGCGACACCGAACGATGCGCGCGAAATGCTTGGATTCGATCGTTTAGAACAAGATGAAGCGAAAAAACTATACATTTCTAAAGATTTAATCGGTCTCGATAATCTGGAGGCGACGCTAAAAAAGGTGATTAAAGGAGGTGAGACGCCATGAACGAGAAAGAGAAGCGAATTTTTACGCTGTCAAACATTGAAATACGTGCTGGTACCGAAGGAAGCTCGCAAGTCATTGAAGGCTATGCGAGCATTTTTGATTCTCCAACGATGATTGGTGATATGTTTCAAGAAACGATTGCGAAAGGAGCATTCGCCAAATCATTAATGGAAAAAGCAGATGTCCGTGCGCTCTTTAATCATAATTGGGATTATGTTTTAGGGCGTACGAAAAGCGGTACGCTTACGCTTGAAGAAGATGAGAAAGGATTGAAATTTCTTGTCACGCCACCAGATACGAGTTGGGCAAAAGATTTAATGATTTCTATGCAACGTGGTGATATCAATCAATGTTCATTTGGCTTCCAAGTCGTTCGTGATTCGTGGAACTGGGACGTAGACCCAGCCCAACGAACCATCCAAGAAGTAAAACTTTATGAAATTAGCATTGTCAGTCTTCCAGCTTATGAGGATACAGAAGCATATGTCCGCGATCGGTTCACAGAACAGCGCGAACTTCATTATGAAAGACAAAAACTAATCAAACAAATTGAGGAGGCGTTGAAGCGATGAAAAAGTATTTATTACGTCGTAAAGCACAATTGGAAAAACGACTAAAGCAGCTTAAAGAGCTATTAGAAAAAGGTTCTGAAACTCGTTCAATGGAAGAAGTACAGGCAGAAGTCGATGAATTGACAGCTGATTTAGATGCGGTAAACGAGGCTCTCGCAGAGTTTGATGAAACAGACGATAATAATGGCAACGGAGCTGGTGAAGGGGAAGAAGCTGACGAGAACGAAGACGATGAAGAACAAGACGGGGGCGAAGGAGAAAAGCGCTCCATCTTAACACAAGAACAGCGTGCTGGTTTAACAAATATGATTAATCAATCTCTTTCCTCCCGTGTCCAAGTAAAAACAAATGAAATGAAAACACGCAATGCTTTTTGCCGGTATCTTGTAGGGCAAATTAGTGAAAGTGAAGCGCGAGCAATGGGGGTTCAGACGCACGGTGGGAATGTACTTGTTCCAGAGTCGTTGGCGAAAGAAATTATTGCCTATGCCCAAGAAGAAAACTTGTTACGAAAATATGGGAAGGTTGTACCAACAAAAGGGACACAAGGCTTTCCGATTTTAATTAAAAAAGCGAAAGCAAACCGTGTGAAAACAGAGCGTGCATTGAACCAACCAATCCCAGAGACGGATATTGAATTTGATGAGTACTATTTGAATCCAACGGAAACGGATGCGCTTGTGCTTGTGACAAAGAAGCTTCTTGCAATGAGCGAGATGAATGTGGAACGAATCGTTGTGGACGAATTAAAGAAAGCTTACGTGCGTGAAGAAGCGGAGTTTTTCTTCAATAGTGCAGACAATCCAGGTGCGCTAATTCGCAAAGCGGTCGCTTTTACACCGACAGCAACAGACATTTACGACAAGTTTGTGCAACTTAAAAACAGTTTGCCAACGTCCATGCTTAAAAACGCGCGTTGGATGATTAACCGTGCGGCATTGACGGCAATTGAAACGATTAAAACAGCGGATGGCTTCCCACTTTTGCGCCAAGATATCGGACTAGAAGGTGGCTTCGGCTATCGCTTACTCGGTTTTCCGGTCGATGTGACAGATTTCGTGGATGCAGGTACACCGAATATTCAACGTTTGTATTTTGGTGATTTTTCAACGTTCTACATTCAAGATGTTATCGGCACAATGGAAGTAACGAAATTAATTGAAAAATACGCTGATACAAACCATGTTGGTTTTAAAATTTGGCACTTAAATGACGGACAACTTGTATACGGTCCGTTTGAGCCGTCTGTCTTTAAGCTCGAGTTAAATGCGTAAGCGGGTGAAGAGGCATGGCAGTCTCTGTTGACATGTTAAAAGAACATTTGCGGATCGATGGGAGCATGGAAGACGCCATGCTCTCTTTCTATTTAGAAACAGCCAAAAAGTATGTAAAAAATGCGACGGGAACGGAAGCAGATCATTTAGTGCTCATCGTCGCTTCTATTTTTTACGAATATCGTGTGAGCGAAGAAGAAATGGGTAAAGCCTTTAATGCGTTGACGCCACTTTTTGTGCAGGAGGCAATGGCGAATGTCGCGGCGACTGACTAACCAATTCAAACATCGAATAACAATTCAAGCGCAAGTGGGGGAACAAAACGAAAATGGATTCTCATCTCAAGAATGGCAAGACAGGCATCATTTATGGGCAGCGATTAAAACGTTGCGCGGGCGAGAGTATCACGAAGCGGCAACAACACAAAACGAAAATACAGTTCGTTTTGTCGTGCGCTACACAGCAGGGATTACATCAGATATGCGTATTCAATATAAAGACCGAACATTTGAAATTGTGTCTGTCATAAACGACGATGAGCGCAATGTCACGATGACAATTGTGGCAAAGGAAGTGATGTGATGGGCTTTAAATTAGAAGGAATGCAGGAGTTGCTAAAAAAGTTGGAAACGTTGGGGAATGAAGCCGAGCAAGTCAAACAAGAAGCACTTATGGCAGGAGCTAAAGTTGTGCAGCAAGCAGCCTCACAGAAAGCACCACGAGATACGGGGAAACTTGCCGAAAACATTGTGATTTCTGATATGAAAGAAGATGGAACAGTAGATATCGGACCGGATCGCGATCGTTTTTACGGGTTGTTTGTCGAATTTGGTCGAAAAGCAGGAGAGAAAAAAGGACGAAAATACCCGAAAGCAGACCCTCATCCTTTTTTGCAGCCAGCCTTCGAGGAAAACATCGATCGTGTGCAGGATGAAATGGTTGATGTCATTCGGCGGGAGTTGAGGTTATGAGTCTAAACAAGATGATCATTGACACACTAAATCCTCTCGGTGTTCCAGTCGCGTTCCAAACATATGAGGGAAAAGAAAAAACGTATATCACCTTTTTTGAATATAATCAGTTTTCCGCGCTAAATGCAGACGATGAGGAGCAACAAACGTCACATTTTTTTCAAATTGACATTTGGAGCAAAACGGACTACACGGATCTAGCACAGCAAGTCAAAGAAAGAATGATAGCAGCAGGATTTCGACGCACATCAGAAGTGGATTTATTCGAGCAAGAAACAAAAACGTACCATAAAGCAATTCGATTTTCTTATGTTGATTAGGGTTGATTAGGAGGGAATAAGATGGCAGTAATCGGTTTAAAACATCCGTATGTCGCCAAGTTGATTAAGGACGATTTCACCGGCGTTCAGTACGATACGCCAAAGCGATTGGCGAAAGCGATTGAAGCGAAAATAAGCCCGAAGGTAAACACTGAAACGTTGTATGCGGATGACGGGCCAGCTGAAGTTGCATCGTCTCTTGGTGAAATTGAAGTAGAAATCGGAGTGGATGACATTTCAACAGAGATGCAGGCGTTTTTGTTAGGCGCAACGATTAATGATGATGGTGTTGTGATTCAAAAAAGTGGCGATACAGCGCCATATGTTGCGCTTGGATTTATTCTTCCTCTTTCGAATGGTGGACAGAAATATGTGTGGTTGTATAAAGGGAAATTCGAATTGCCGGAAGAACAATACAAAACAAAAGGCGATAAAGTTGAATTTCAGACGCCAACGTTGAAGGGGAAATTTGTAAAACGAGAATTCGATGAAGCATGGAAAGCATCGGTGAATACGAAAGACCAAGGTGTCGACCCAGCGGTCATCCAAAACTGGTTTAGTGCTGTCTATCAAGAAACAACAACGCCGTAAAGAGAAAGGGGAAGCCCTTTCTCTTTTTCTTTTCAATTTCATAACATGGAGGGATAAACATGCAGGTTACATTATTAATCGATGGTCAAGAAAAAACTTTCACTGTCCCGTTCGTCAAAGCACGTATGTTTCGCCGAGCGTTAGAGTTGCGAAAAAAATATGACTTTAACAATATTGATGTGGAGGCGTTGGACTCTATCATCGCTTTTATTGTTGAATTGTTTAACGGACAATTCACGGTCGATGAATTTTACGACGGCATTGCGGCGGAGCGCCTCATTCCAACGATTTCAGATTGTATGAACAAAGTCATTGGAGTGGCGAAAACGAATGACCCAAACGTGTAACGGGGTCTGAAATGGACCCGTATGACGCGGTGAAAGAGTTTTACTTAACACACATTAAGAACGGCGTACCGATGTATCTCGTCGATGAGATGGACATCGGTTTTTATTTTGAGCTTTTGGACTATGCGGAGGAAAAAGAGACACGGAAAGAACGATTGATGATTGAAAAGCTGTTGTAAAGGTGGTGAAACGATGGCGGAAGTTGGTACATTGCGAGTGTCTCTTGGTTTGGATAGTGCGAACTTCACGACGAGCATTGAAGCAGTCAATCGTAAAATAAGGCTCGTTGATGCTGAATTTAAAGCGGCTACTGGCGGTGTAAAGGATTTCGAGAATAGCTTAGAAGGATTGCAAATCAAAGCGGATTCACTCACACAAAAGCTACAGTTACACGAGGCGAAAGTCGCTGAGTTGAAGCGTCGATATGAAGAAAGCGCGCAGACGAAAGGAAAAGACGCAGCTGAAACTGAGAAGCTTCTTATTGCCTATAACAAAGCTGTCGCAGAAATGAAAAAGACCGAGGCGCAGTTGCAGCAGACAAATAAAGAGATTGAAAAGCAAACGGACGGCTTTACCAAGCTGGAGCAAGCGGTAACGCAAAGTTTGCAAAAAATTGATCAGCAGTTGAAAGTGATTGATTCCGAATTTCGTGCTGCAACAGCAGGTATCGAAAATTTTGGTTCAACGTCTGAACAATTGCGTACGAAAGCAAATAGTTTGGCGCAAACGCTCGAATTACAGAAAACGAAAGTATCAGAATTAAAGCGACTATATGATGAAAGCGTAAAGGCAAAAGGAGCAGATGCGAAGGAAACAAATGGCCTCTTAATTGCCTACAACAAAGCGGCAGCGGAAATGAAAGAAACCGAAGCGCAACTACGACAACTAAACCAAACGATTCAACAACAAGCAACAGCTTGGGGACAACTACAAACAAAACTGAACGAAACAGGTCAACGCTTGCAAGATGTCGGAAATAATCTTCAATCATCGGGAGCGCAAATTGCTGCCTCATTCGGTGTAGCAAGCGCAGCAATTAGTGGTGCATTAGGTGTTTCTGTCAAAAAATCGATGGATTTCGAGTCACAGCTTTCTCGAGTTGGAGCGATTGCAGGGGCGACGCCGAATGAATTAGAGAAACTCAAACAGGCTGCTCTTGATCTTGGTTCATCGACATCGAAATCAGCGACTGAGGTTGCACAAGGTATGGAAATCATGGGCGCGATGGGGTACAACACGAATCAAATTCTCGCTTCTATGCCTGGTATCATAGCAGCAGCAGAAGCATCCGGCGAGGACATGGCGCTTGTTGCTGACACAGTATCATCAGCACTCAATGCATTTGGTCTCGAAGCAGGAGAGGCATCGAGAGTAGCGGATGTTCTAGCGCAAGCGGCAAATGATTCAGCAGCTGGTGTGCAAGATATGCAGTATACGTTCAAGTATGCTGCCCCAATCGCAAAAACATTAGGAATTTCCCTTGAGGAACTTGCGGCGGCAACAGAAATTATGGCCAATAACGGTATCCGTGGCGAGCAGGCTGGTACAACATTGCGTGGTGCTTTAATTCGATTATCGGATCCGCCAAAGGAGGCACGAGAAGCTTTAGCTGCATTAGGCATCCAAGTGACGGATTCACAAGGAAGAATGTTACCTTTCGGCGATATTATTGGACAGCTTTCTGAGAAAACAAAAAATATGAGTAATGCACAAAAACTTGCGGCGCTTTCTACTATTTTCGGAACGGAAGCCGCAAGCGGCATGCTCACGGTCATTGAAGCTGGACCCCAAAAATTAGACTCCTTAACGAAATCCCTTCAAAACTCAAGTGGGGCATCGAAAGAAGCGGCGGAAAAAATGAAAAACAATTTAAAAGGTGCGCTTGAGGAATTAGGTGGCGCTATCGAAACGGCACAAATTTCTATCGGGGACGCATTAGCGCCAGCTATTCGGGTAGTTGCAGAGGCATTACAAGGCTTATTTAATGCTTTTAATAACCTTCCAGAAGGAATGAAGCAATTCATAGCAATCGGAGCGGCTATTTCAGCTGTGTTACTCGGAGTTGTCGCAACAATCGGTGTGGTATTGTCGATTGTAGGAACCGCCGTGCAAGGGTTTGGGGCGTTGGCAAGCGTACTGGCTAGCGCTGGTGGAATGGCAGGAGTCTTTTCAAGTGCGATAGCTGTTATTACTGGTCCAGTAGGACTTGCAATCGGAGCAATTGCTGGATTAGTAGCTATCGGTGTCGTGCTATATAAGAATTGGGATGAAATTAAAGAGTTTTTGTTGGCAACATGGGAAGGAATAGAAGCAGTAGGTGTGGCTGTTTGGGATGGACTGAAAACGTATTTTACAACGGTTTTTAACATTTACAAAACGATTTTTACAACCGTATGGGAAGGTATTAAAACGGTAATCACAACGGTTTGGGAAGGACTAAAAACGGCGGCCACAGCCATTTTTGAGGGGATAAAAGCGTATTTTACGACTGTACTAAACATATACAAGACGATTTTTACGACTGTTTGGAACGCCATTAAGACAACTGTTATCGCCGTTTGGGATGGATTGCAGACAACAGCAACGACTATTTTTAATGCAATCGCGTCATTTTTATCGAATGTGTGGAATGGTGTCAAAACGAGCGTTAGTAGTATCGTTAGCAGTTTATCTTCTGCTGTACAAAACACATTCAACAGTTTAAGAAGTGCTATTTTCAACATCTTTGGCGGTATAAGAGACACGTTAATCAGCATATGGGAAGGAATCAAAAATACGGCAAGAGGCTGGGCAAGTAGTTTTGTAGAAATTGGGAAAGACTTGCTTCGCGGCATCTGGAATGGTATGAGCAACATGGCGGATTGGCTATGGGACAAGGTTAGATCTATGCTCTCTGGACTAACAGACAAAATCAAAAACTTTTTCGGCATTCGCAGTCCGAGCCGTTTGTTCGCAGAGTACGGAGGATATTTGTCACAAGGTTTAGCAATTGGTATTACTGACGATGCAAAACTAGCCGAAAACAGTGTTGTTGATATGGCAAAACGGGTAGCAAAAGCCGGTCAACAAATCGGAAACATCGCGCTACCGAACATAAAGCCAGCAGCGATTCAGCATGTTGTTGAAACGAATGTGGTCGGTAACGTTATGTCAGGCGCTTCGAGCGGAGGACCGACAATCATCATCGAAAACATGGTTGTTAGAAACGACGAGGATATATATAGTATTTCGCGCGAGTTATACTCGCTCTCGCAATCATCCCGGAAAGCAAGGGGGATGAGATAATGTCCAAGGGGTTTTCTTTCAACGGAAAACATACAAGGGAAATGGACATTCTTGTCACAGATTTAAAAATGCCACTTGTGTCAAATATGAAAGATACCTACGAGTCTGTGCCCGGACGCGATGGGAATATACTCTTTCCGGGATGGTTGGAAGATAAGCGAATCGAATGCACGCTCGGTGTTCGTTGTGTGCGCTCTGAACGAATCGCTAAACTACGTGAAGTGGCACAATGGCTCTATACGCGAGAACGAAAGCAACTTATTTTTGACACGTCGCCGGATGTGTATTATATGGCGAAGGTGGCAGGACAAGTGGACGTTGAGCATTTGCAAGGGATATCGCTTGTGAAGGTGGCGTTTCAAGCGGAGCCATTCGCATATAGCGTCAATAAGATGAGCGTGTCTAAGCAAATCACTTCAAGTGACAAACAAATCACTCTCGCCAATAACGGAACATATGACGTGTTTCCGATAATAAAAATATCGAATGCTAATACAAGTTCCTTGTCTTTGACGCTCGGGGGCGACAAACTAACTATTTCAAATGCCCTCCAAGCAAGCGATGTACTAACGATTGATTGTGACGAAATGACCGTTTTATTGAACGATACGAATATTTTAGACAAAACGACGGGCACGTTTTTGTCTTTGCAACCGGGCACAAATATAATGACCGTCGAGGCACAGAATACGCTAAGCGTGTCGGTAGAATGGCGCGAACGATTCTTGTAGGAGGTGAGAGCGTTGAGTTTTTCAAGAAAAATCGAACACCAGATGGTGCTATATGACCTTGCTGGCAAGCCACTTGGTGTACTGAAAAATGCGTATAACATCGAACACGAAGAAACATTGAATGATGCAGAAGTACTCACGTTCTCACTTCCTCGTGATGATCGTCTTGCACGAGTGATGATGAACGACATGGAAATCATCTACATGGGCAAGCGCTTTTTTATTTCTGAAATGAACGATGGACGCGATGCAAATGGCAAGCCGATTTTTGATGTTGTCTGTCCATCGTATTTCGTGAAATTGCTCGATACGTTTCTAATTGAGATTACCATTGACCGCAAGACGCCGAAAGCTGGGCTTGAACAGATCGTTGCTCGCACGGGTTGGGTAGTTGGGCGTGTAGAGGCGTTGTCGTCACAAGAAACGCAACACTCGATGAGCGAAAAGCGAAAGTCAGCGCTTTGGACGATTCGGCAATGGGCGAAAATTACAGGCCACGAAATTCAATTTGATACAGTAAAAAAAGAAATTAAGTTGGTCAAACAGGTTGGAACGAATCGCGGCTATGGCTTTCGGTATCGCAAAAATTTGAAAGAGATTAAACGGACAATACGCGCGCCGGAAGCAACAGTCTTGTACCCATATGGAAAGAACGGGCTGTCCATCGAGAGTGTGAATGACAATAAACCGTATGTCGAGGACTACTCTTGGTATACGAGCTTAGGAATCACACTGATTGAGGCAAAACAAAAATATCGCAAAGAGTATGTGTGGGAAGATGAGCGGTTCTTGCTTGCTGGAGACCTCATGCGTGCGGCACAAGAAAAACTGAAAGTATTGTCGCAGCCTGTTATTTCGTATCAGTGCAAAGTCATCGACTTATCTGCATTGACAGGAAATTCACAATATGAGTTTTCTGTTGGGGACTACGTGAATGTTTTTGATGATGAGCTTGGAATTAACGTTCAGACGCGGATTGTTCGTATGAGGCGTTTTCCAGATGAGCCATATCGAAATGAAGTGGAATTGTCGTATATGATCCCAGGCATTCATATGCAAGAACAAGATCAGCTCACTTCATCCGATGTGTCTCTGTCCCAGCCTTCTTTCATTGTCGGAACGAATGAACAGACTCTTTCTATCGGTACATCTGTGCAAACAGCTCTTTCACTTGTTATTACGAACTTTAGTTCCGCAAACGCACAAGTTGGTCTATCGTTAATCGGACAAGCATCGACGACGATGACCGTTGAAATATCATTTATGTACGGCGGGAAACCGACATTTAATACAATCAAGCAAACATGCCAAGCTGGATTTGTGACAATCGGCGTTCCGTTTCTAATATTACAAATGCCTCCCGGCTCGGCATTTTTGGATGTTCAGATGAAAACGAGCACCGGAACACTGACTATTGACCCACGTGGGCTACAAGTGTTTGTGTATGCAGCGAACTTGCTTGGTGGTATTTCCGATCGCTTGCCACGTGCCAATGCGACAGAAGAAATCGAATGGAAAAAAGCCATTCAACCACATATCAGCCGTTTCCAATCGGTTGTTAACGGTCAAATCGTTAGCACACAAGTGGTTACTCCTGTATCTGCGAATATCACGGAGTCTATTACACAATGGCGGACGCATGAACAAATCCGAACTTTTCCAGCTTTGTCAGACACCGTGCAGATTACATTGAAATGAGGTGGAAGCGTTGGAATTTGATATCGAACGAGCATATCACTCGCTCGCGAGAAAAGAAAATTTCGTGACTGGTGAAGTTATTGAGATGTTGAAACATAAAGTCAGTTCCATTCCGATTCGCGGTTTTACAAAAGTAGAACTTTTCGATGAGAAACGATTCGGGAAAAAAGTCGAAGAAATCACGGCGGAAAACTTCATTTCGATTAATATGAAAGATTATCTTGAGTATATTTTGATGGTTGAATACTCAAAAATTGGAGCATGGTCGACTAGCAGCAAAACGTATTCCGAATCAAATATGCGACCAATCACGAGCAGATTTTTACCATTTGATACCATCGCCCTCACGACAGATTCAAGACCAGAAAATCCGCAAAATGAGCGTGTGGTGATGGGGGATATCGTCGGCTATGCCTTCAAAAATGAGTATGTTGGTACGGATACAAAACGCGGGACGATTAATGCAGCGGAAAGCTACACGGATCGGGGGATTGCACATTTTGTTTTTGATTTTTCATCGCAAGCGGCGAATGGGACATTCTCGTCGGTAGTGTGGTATTCAGATGTAGGAACGTCGGGGATATCAGCACAACGATTTTACCAAAAAAACTATGAATGGTACGTAGCATTGAAAGGGAATAACGGAATACAGAACAACAACGATTATAGAGGTGGTCTCTGTTATGACGGAACAAGTTTTTGGACGTATGAATCGTTTGGAAGTGGGGCAAGGAAAATTGCTGAGATACTAGTCACACCAGGGACGAATGGAAAAACAGCAACTTTTACTCTCGGTCGTGTGTGGGACTCACATTTCTCGTATTCGAATGAAGTCGCTTACGATATGACATCTGACGCTGATTTTATTTATTATGTCATGGGAAATAGTGGTGCAAACAATACGATATATCGAGTAAAAAAATCGGACGGAACAAGGAGTACGATTACACTTTCAGGTTTTGGAAAATTATACGGTATAGAGAGAGTAGGGGCACATTTCTATGTATTAGGCGCTTCCTCCACGCAGGTTAATGGACAGAACCCTTTGCGTTGGGCAAAATACGACAGTAATTTCAATATCATCGAGGCAAAAAATATTTTTGATACAAGCGTCGTTGCATACGGAATGGCATACAATCAGCCGAAAAACGAAATTGCGGTTCGCACAAGCAATGGTATGTCCAATGGTATGTTTATTTATGATTTACAAATGAACAGAGTGTCTTATAATATCCTACAGCCTAGCTCCCCAGACAGATATCCTGGAATAGCTGTGAAAGATGGGGAGTATTTTTTACGTGATGAATTTTCATTTTACATGGCTGAACTTGGCTCATTAGGCGCTCGAAACCTTCTTCCGACACCTGTGACAAAGACGAGTACGAACACGATGAAAGTGACGTATGATTTTATGTTTGTATAGGAGGATGCACATGGAACGATTCGATATCATTTACAAAACCGGCGCGGCTGCGGTTGGGGCTGTGGTCGGGTATTTATTTGGGGAATCAACCGGGTTGTTACTTGCCCTATTTTGGATGGTTGTCATTGATTATGTGAGTGGATTAGCAGCTGGATACACAGAGAAAACTCTATCCAGCAAGATTGGATTCAAAGGCATTATTAAAAAAGTTATGATTTTTGTCATGGTGGCACTCGCCCATTTGGTCGATAGCGCGCTTGGAACGAAAAACATGTTTCGAGATGCGACTATCGTTTTTTATATGGCAAATGAATTGTTGAGTATTTTTGAGAATGCGGGAAGAATGGGAGTGCCAGTGCCAGAACGGTTAACGCAGGCGGTTGAGGTGCTGAAAGGGAAAGGTGAGAAAAATGTCGATAAGTAGTGAAAAGGTCGTCTCACTTGTTCTGTATAATGTATATATTGTTAACAGGAGACTGAATATGGAAAAGGGTGTGGGTATGGGATGGTAAAAATCGTGCTTGACGCAGGTCATGGTGGAAAGGATAGTGGGGCTGTAGGGAATGATCTACTTGAAAAAAATTTGACTCTGAACATCGTCAAACAGATCGGTGACATACTTAAGGACTACGATGGTGTAGAAATTATCTACACACGGACAGATGATCGTTTCATTGAGTTGTCAGAACGTGCAGCAATTGCAAATCGGGCAGGAGCTAATTTCTTTTTATCGGTTCACATCAATTCTGGAGGCGGTACAGGATTTGAATCATATATATTCAATGGAAACGTCAGCAATGCAACGGTAGCATACCAGAACGTCATTCATAGTGAAATCATGAAAGCAATCGGTAACATGACTGATCGCAGTAAAAAGCGCGCTAACTACGCCGTATTGCGCGAAACGAAGATGCCGGCATTGCTCACAGAAAACCTGTTCATTGACAATGCGAACGATGCGGCAAAATTGAAATCTGAGAAATTCTTGCAACAAATCGCATATGGTCATGTAGAAGGAATAGTAAAAGCGTTCGGATTAAAAAAGAAGGTGCAGCCATCAACAACGTCAAATACGCCAGAAAAACTCTACCGCGTGCAAGTCGGGGCTTTTTCCGACCGAAAAAACGCGGAACAGCTTGTAGAAGAACTGAAAAAGAAAGGCTATCCAGCTACTATCGTTTAA